TGAGCTGTGCGTGTATTTCCTCAGGTGTTTTGCGACGTGCTGGCTTATCCTGTTTTAATGCCAAGTAGGTCGTCAGTGCATGTTCCAGTTGGGAGACATTGCGGTTTTTGACACTCTGGTTTCGACCAGTTTGCGTATTCTTGGCACTCATAGCGTACCCAGCCGTCATACCCACAAGCGGACAGGATTAGTGCAAGTGCCCAAACCAACCCTGCCGCTGTGAGTTTCTGGCTACTTCCCCAAGTTGCCAAAACTTTTGTCGTTTGGATTAAGCCAGCGCAAGATCACTGGCGCAACAGCTGCTGCACCTGCCATTGCTAATGTCTTAGGGTCAGTCACTCCTGCCATGTATAGGGCAAGTGCAGCTGCTAGAAATGAGCGCGCCCATGAAGCGGCTACGGCTTTTGCTTGTTCCATTTTTTCTCCTTTGTCGGTTTGACTCCCGATTTTGGTATTTCTATTTGTGGAAAATCGCCCTTGTATGGCACAAACTTAGGTATGCCAAAACCTACGATTTCTTTGCCTTCACCGTATGACCTAACTTTGACCATAACCATGCCACCGTTGCGTTGATCGCCTGTGCCACTGGTGTTGCCTTCGATCGTCAAACAGGTCTTTGTGTCGATCAGTCCAACCACAATGCCAATGTGTGAAATGCGATCTACGCCGTCGTGTGGAAAGTCCATAAAAGCCAAATAGCCAAGCTGCGGCATTGTTGACCAGCGTTGCATTTCCTTAAATTTATGTGCGCCAACAGCTGTGCCAACAACGCTGTGAATTTTGACGCCAGCTTGTGCAGCACACCAATTAACAAAACTTCCGCACCAGGGCAACCCGTCGGCTTTTGTAAATTTGCCGTACTTTGTCAGGTTGTCGCCTTCCTCGATCGTTCCAACCTCAGCTGCCGCAACCTCGATCAACCTTGCATTTGTGCCGTCAGGATAACTAGACACCCAATGCCGCCTTTAAGTCGTCAATGGATAATCCGACTATTGCTAATTTTTCAGCAATTGTTGGTTCGGCTTTTGGCGGTGTTGGATTTACCCATTTGTCATCTGCTGTGTGAGCATTAATAAAACCTTCCAAAACAGATTGCGCGACAGATGAGTTGATAATTGTTTCACCTGTTGGCTCAGAAATAATGTTCATGTCAATTTTTGACTCATGACTTAACTGGTCAATGTTGATTTTTTTGGTTGTTGTTATTTGACTCATAATCACACCTTTATCCCGTAAATGTATGAACCCGCTTTGACTGAAGTGCCGTTTGCACTACTGGTGTTTTGTGCCCATTGCAATTGGACGTCCCCAGCAGTACCGCCATTAAGAACTGAACCGTACAACTGAACGACTCTCAAATTAGAATCAACAAAAAAATCGCCTGTTGTGCCAGCTGGTGCCACTACTGTCAAAGTTGTGCTTGCATTTGCTAAAAAGATTACCTGGCTTGATGACCAAAATAGCGTCGAACCAGCTGGGGCAGTAAATGTCACCTTTATGTCTGGGGTTCCGTCTGCTGCGTAAACGTATAACCACGCTGTAAATGTATAGGTTGTGCTTGCCTCAATGGCAAATTTTAACTGACTGTCATTGACTAATGTTGTGCTTGATGTGACTGTTTGATCTGATGACTTTCGCACACTTTTGATGGTTGGTGGTGTTGCAGGTGTTGTCCAAGCTAAGCCTACGCCAGCAGTTGAGTCAGCTGTAAGCACCTGCCCATTTGTTCCGACTCCTAGACGTGCTGGTGTATCAGCTGCGGTCGCAGTAATTAGATCGCCCTTAGCGTCCAAAATTGTTAATGGGTCAGCATCAACCCATGCAGGTACACCTGCAACAACGCCTAAAACTTTACCATTTGCACCAATTGGCAAACGTGTGTTTGTGTTTGCCGTAGCTGATGAATAAGCAAGATCGCCAAGTGTTGTGCCTGGTTGTAACGCTTTAAGTCGTGTGTCAACGCCTTGCAATGCAATGTCAAAATCGGCAGGCAGGTCAGTAACCAAGTCACTCGACGTTGGAAGCACAAAACCATAATTCGTAGTTGGGTTTGCCATGTTGTCTCCTTATCAGACCACTATTGTCGCACGAGCCCAGTCAAGCGTTGGCGACACGCCCGACCAGGTAAATGCGGCTGAGATTTCGTTCCACTCCAATGCCTGTAATGAGTAAGCCACTGGAGAAATGTTAAGAGTCACCGACAGCTGATTGTATGACGCCGCAAATGTCCAGCCCTCGACAAAACCCTGAAAGATGCTACCCATGTTGTCAGGCAAGTCATTGATTGCCACCGCCTCACCCATAAACACACCAATGAGGTTATCGCGATCGCCGTTGTCTAGCTCAGGGTTTGTTAGATCGTACGTAATTGAGCTAAAAATTGCCTGCGGTGTTTTGCGTAGGTCAAGGTAGAAATTTGCCTGCTGGGTTGCATCAGCTGAGTCATGCAAGGTTGTCGTAATAATCTGGGAAAGTGTGCCGTACTGCAAAATTGAGTCAGCGTCACTCGCACTAACTTCTGCGCTACTGGTTGCGCCGTATTTGATCGTTACATTGTTGCGCACGTCGCCTGCACGTGTTTCCACACGCAAACCAGCGGCTCGCGCTTGGTTGGCTGTCAATTGCACATACCCGTTGTTGGACAGGTATTGGCTACGGTGTGTGGCATCAGCGTAGGAAATGCGACCAAATGCGTCCTCGTAAATGTAGCCCAAACCTGATGTTGCCAACGCTGACACCAGGCTGTACACATCTGTCCGCTGGCTGCTTCGCGCGGCTAACTCGTAATCACCTGGACGATCAATGTTGCCAAGTCCAACGTTTTCAGCTGTTGCCCATGTTGTCGTTGGGTCATAATCTGCCCAAGTTTGAGATGCTGGAACTTCAGCCCAGGTGTTAAGTAAAAGAGCCGACAAAATGTCATAAATCTGATCGCCGTCAAACTCCTTAGATAACACGCCGTCAGTCAATGCTTTTGGCAAACGAGACAATGCGCCCAGTGCTGTGATGTTGTATGTCTGGGTAAACATTGTCGTACCCACGTCGCGCACCTCAAGCCCAATGTCAACGACTGTGCCACCAAAGATCGGCACGTATGTAGCTGATGTGTCCTGCACCTGTACGGAAATGCTGCTGTTGATGCTGACAGGTATTGTGGCTTGATTGACGTCCAGCAGCTGTAAATTGACGTAGCCTGCCTGCGCCTGCTCGTAAATGTTTGTACGACCTGAGCTGATTGTCAGGTTAGCCAAAACAGCGTTTGTGTAAGCAACGCCGTCGATCTCTACCAGCCAAACTGGTGTCCACTGCGTCATGCTGTTGCAAAGGCTGTAGCGCCGCCTGTGCCGCGATAAAACGAATTGTTGAGAGTCTCAACGATTGTACGAGCTGTGCCTTCTTTGTCGATCGCGCCGCTGACGTTTAGATTAATTGTTGTGCCCGTTGATGCCGTTCCCGTAGATCGTGTTGTACCAGCAGTTGATGCAGCTACTTTTGAGGCAGCCGCGCTGGTTGTAGCAGCGACTTTTGCAGCCGTTGCAACGCCACCGCTTGATGCAGCTGTTAAACCGCTTGATGTGCTAAAACTTTGTCCACCAGGCATTGTGCCACTAAAACCTGCCGACCCTGATGTTCCTGACGTAGCACCTATTTTTGGAACTAAGGGCACGTCCTTGCCAAATTGGATTGCGTTGTAGCCTTTAATAATCAGGTTGATACCGTCAATGGCAGTGTTTAACAATGGCTTGATTGCGCCCAATACCTTGCTAATGATTGTCAAAACTACACCTGCAACCTCGCCAATAACGCTAACGGCTGCGCCAAGTACCTTGCCAATGATCGGTGCGACAAACTTAACAACCTCAAAAAATGCTAGCAGGTTTTCCTTGTTCTCCACGATAACATCTTTGACCTTGCCAAACTGCACACGCATTGCGTCAAAAATAGGCGTTGCAATGTCTTTGATAACTTTTGCAACGTCGCTGATGACCTTGCCAAACCCGTCGCCTTTTGTCAGGCTAAACGCGTCACTAAATGCACTGATCGCAGGCAATGCGTTTTGATTTATAAAAGACAAGAATTTGTCAAGAATTGGCAACAATGCCACGCCTAAAGTTTCTTTTGCTTCGTTAAATGCAACCTGAACACGTGCAATTTTGCCTGCGTATGTTTCAGCATTTGCAGCAGCTGCGCCACCAAATAAATCTGAAAGGCGACCTTGTACCTGCTCAAAACTCATTGTCTTTAACTCAGCAGCAGATAAGCCAATGCCTAGCTTGCCAAGAGCTGCCGTATTGCCGTCGTAAGCCTTGCCCAATGCGTTTGCGACTGTCTCCAGCGGTTTGCCTGTTGCAGTGCTTATGTCTAAAGCTTGCGCGAGTAATTGTTGCGCCTTTTCAGTATCGCCAGTCGATCTAACCAGGCGTCCTAAAGCTGGACGCAGTTGGTCGTCGGCAACACCAGTTGCCAATGACATTTGCAAAATTGAGTCCTCAGTTGCCTTAATCTGTGCCTGCGTTGCACCTGTGGCATTTTCTAATGCCAGTGCTAATTGTGTCTGTGCCTTTTCGTCAGCTATTGCGGCTTTGACGCTTTCGATACCAATTGCAATTGCGGCAGCACCAGCAGCGGCGGCAGCTGCGGCAAATGCCTTGCCGATCTTTGCGCTTGCCTTGCCAACCTTGTCGCCAAAAGTATCAACGTCGCCCGTAGCGGTTTTTAGCGATTTGTTAAGGTTGTCAACGTCTCCAAGTATGGAAAGTTTGAGGGTACGACTTCCAGCCATTAGTCAAACCTCTTAACTATTGTTGAAAATGACTCGTTCCAACGTTTGACGATTTCTGGTTGGACAGCACGCAAGGTTGGATAAATAAACCAACCGCGCGAGCCTCGACCTTCACGACCCGACCACACTGGAAATTGTTTTTTTGTGTTTGAGCCAAATTCTAAACCGCCCCACAATTGTTGAGTAGTGCCGCCACCTGAAAATTTTTGAGCAGCGAAACCGTATGAAATCTCACCGATTTTTGATGACTTAGACACTTTTGCACCAGTCGCAATTCTTAATGACCCAGTTGTATTTGTGCGTGTAAGAGCTGCGGCATCAACAACGCTGGATTTAACGTAATCTGCCAATTCGCTAGAGGCTTTTTTGGCTTGTGACAATGCCTCGTCGTCCATTGCCTTGAAAGATCGCACAATGGCGCGCAGCTCAGCCTTGTCATAGCTGATTGCATCATTTGCCATTTGCCTGCCTTTCCAAAATTTCAATGACTGTCAGTATGTCCTCGGCTGTCTCAAAAACATCTGGGTGTAGCCCTGTTGCCAGAGCTACTTCCCAAACTATTCTGCTAAGGCTTCCGACGGCGTAGCTTTTGGGTTTGCCTCACCTACGATCACCTCAGCAATACCTTCTGTCCAAATGTCGATTGGCTTCACAGGTTTTCCAGCTGCTTC